GACAGCGGAGCGCATTCTTTCTTTTCAGAAAATCCATTAGCCGGTGCAAGCGCAAGCGGTCACCGTAAATCAACAAAGACAATCACAACGCCCGATGATTACTTCGAGCTTTACAAGAATTTCATGCACATTGCCGAGCCTTACGTCGATTACTTTGTTGAGCTTGATATTGGCGAGTTAGTTACTCAAAAGAAAGTAGAAGCATGGCGGAAAATGTTGGAACGAGAAGGCTTAATTGATAGGATTATCAAAGTCTATCACCCTGCCGTGATGTCATGGGCAGAATTCGAAGAAACTTGCCGATTAAGTGAGAGTAAGTATGTTGCAGTAGAGGGTGATAGACCGCTGCAGCGCAAAGGTCGGCTTGATTACACTAGAGCGATAAAGATAGCAAGAGCGCATGACTGTAAAATTCATGGCTTCGCTATGACAAAGAAGAACGCTCTAGATATGTATCCGTTTTATTCAGTAGATAGCTCGTCATGGGCGGCATTTATTGTTTGGGGCTCAAGCAGCATAGTCCGAGACAAGTCAAAGCATCTGAAAGAGATAGATAGCCACCGAGCCAGAACTCCCGAAGGTCGCAAACATTTGTACGCTCAAGAAGTAGCAGCGTGGCTTGAACGGGAAGATTATTACACCCGACTATGGGAGAAACGAGGAGTATTTTGGACGGAATAACTTATGATGTAAAGAAAGTGAAGCGTGTTCCAATTGCTGAAGTTAGAGCGAACTTATGGAATCCAAAGCTTGACGATACTGAAGAAGAAAAGAAAATCTTACTATCAGTCAAAGAGAATGGTCAGCGCATTCCAATTGTTGTGCGCCAGAACGATGGTTATGAAATTATAGACGGTGAGCAGCGTTTCAAAGCTTGCAAAGCTTTAGGATTTACCGAAGTTCTAGTTTATGACGAAGGCGAGATGAACGATGATGCTGCAAAGGCACTCACAATCTGGTATCAGCAGCAAGTGCCATTCGACAAGATACTCGAAGCAGAGCTAGTTAACTCAATTAACAACGCCTTACTACCATATACTCCAGAAGAACTTGATAATATGCGGCAAATCGTGGAGTTCGATTGGGAAAAGGTAGTACCTGATGATGAAGAAGATGTCCAATTTAGAACGCTTACGCTGCGTATGCTGAAAGAAGCTTATGAAGTAGTGATGTCGGCAATCAACAAAGTGCAGCTAGAAAGTAATGTAACTATTGAGCGTGCTATTGAATTGATATGCGCTGACTTTCTCGCTGAATGAATAGCTTGGTGAATAAATGTATGCAAGACGCACTAAGTCCCAGAAAGCTAGGGACAGATTAAAAGTAGGTGAAATGTATTTGGCTGGTAAGACCCAGTCAGAGATTGCTTCTGTGCTGAAAATTAGCCAAGCTACCGTCAGCCGAGACATAGCAAGCCTTGTAGACGAGTGGAAACAAAGAGCGCATGACCAAATAGATGAAGCTAAAGCTAAAGAACTCGCAAGGATTGATTATTTAGAAGTCACTTACCGTGAAGCATGGGAAAGGTCACTAAAGGAAGAAAAGCGGCATACTACAAGAATGGGTGGAACAATTGTCCGAGAAATAGGCTCGGCAGAAGAGCGAAGGTTTATCCAAGAAACCCCTACAGTACAGACAATTCAGACACTTGAAAGGCTAGGCGATAAGAAATTCCTTGACGGTGTGCAATGGTGTATAGAGCAACGTTGCAAGCTATTAGGTATTGATATGCCAACTCAAATAGAGCTGCATACCGAGCCAATTCAATTTGAGATTGTATGCAAAGATGAAAAAGCGGATTGAGCTGTATCCTTTACAGCATTCATTCTTTATGTCAGAGCGCCAATACACCGGATTTATCGCTGGTATAGGTAGTGGCAAGACATTTGTAGGTTCTTTGAAAGCAATCTACGAATCTAAGCCGAAAACACTAGGGCTTATCGCTGCACCAACTTATGGCATGCTTCGTGATAGCACATTACGCACTTTTAGAGAATTAGCTGGCGATGCAATAGTAGATTTCAAGATGTCAGTAATGACTGCATACATGCGAGGTGGTGGAGAAATATTGTTCCGGTCTGCAGATGACCCAGAAAAGCTGCGAGGTCCTAACTTGCATTGGGCTTGGATTGATGAAGGTGGTTTGACGCATAAAGATACATGGCGAATTCTGATTGGGCGGTTGCGAGCTGACGGTAAGTTTGGAAAATGTTGGACAACATCAACTCCAAAAGGCAAGCAGAATTGGCTCTATGCTGAAGCCAAGAACATGGAGATATTCAAAGCTACAACCTTAGATAATCCTTATACGAGTGAAGAATGGAAACAGTCATTGCTAGATACATATACTGGCGAATTTCTACAGCAAGAAATTTATGGCGACTTCGTTTCATTCGAAGGGCTTGTTTATCCGATGTTTGATAGCAGTAAGCATGTGAAAAGAGTAGACACTACTCATTGGGATTTAAATGGGCTTGGCATAGATGACGGTTACACCAACCCTGCCGTGATACTCAAGGTTTTCGAGAATTATGACGGTGATTACCACGTAAAAGCGGAGTGGTATCAAAGGGGCAAGTTGCAAGAGCAGATTGTAGAAGCGGCAGTAGATTTGGCGCAGCATGACAGCATAGAAATCAGCATGGATAGTGCTGCAGCTTCTTTACGTGCTGCATTGAAAGACAAAGGCTTTGATGCTAAAGGGGAAACATCATCAGTACTAGCTGGTATCAAGCGCATACAAGAATTATTGGCGCATGATAAAATCACTATAGACCCAAGCTGCGTAAACCTTATAAGCGAATTCGAGTCGTACGCTTGGAAGCCTAATAGAGATGAACCGGAAAAACAATATGACCATGCTATGGACGCACTCCGTTATTACATCAACAGGAAGCGCAAACCAGCAATGGTTGCAGAGCAGAGGAGATACTAATGAACGAGGATTTGAAGTTAGCTTATAACGCACTTGCAACACAAGCTAATGGTGCGAGAAAATTAATCAAATATTATGCAGGCGACCAGCCTTTGTTGTACACTCATGAAAGATTGAAGCAGGTGTTTGACCGTTCTACCGTCAACTTCATCCAGAACTGGTGTGCGGTTGTAATTGATACGACCTGTGACCGCATGGTGCTGAAAGGTTGGGATAATCCAACGAAAGCTGACAATAGTTCATTAGATGAATTTTGGAAAAGCCAATACTTGCAGACAATCTCACGGCAGGTGCACAAGGACGCCATAGTA